GCGCGTTTTGTTATAGTTCCGTCTGCAATATTTAGGCACAAAAACATAAGCGCTGCATCTACTGGATTATATTGTTGGTTATTTTCACATGATGAAAAACAGGAAATGACTTTTAAATTTATTATAAATCATTTTAGTAATGGGCGTGACGCTTTACAAAAATGTATTAAAGAATTATCTACTATAGGTTTTTTAGTACGCGAACAAGTAAAGATTGATGGTAAATTTAAAGGTTATAATTATATTTTAAATGACATACCGCTAACTGGAAAACCGTTAACTGGAAAACCGCTAACTGGAAATCAACACCAAAGTAATATAATTAATAATAATATATATAATAAAAGTAATATAAAACCAAATGCTAAAAATTACGACAAAATTGTTACAGACGCATTTGATTATTTTGTAGAATTATTTCCAATAAAAAACCGCCCTACTACAAAAACAAATATTGATAGGTGGTTAGATACATTAGATAAAATACATCGAATTGATAAATACGATTTACGTCAAGTATATTTAAAATGTAAAGAATTAAGAAATGATTCTTTTTGGGAAACTAATTTTTTGTCATTAGTAAAACTTAGAAATTATAATCGTGAGGGTATTAGATATATTGATTATTTTATGTACAAACCTAAGCCGAATGTAAATGATATAAGAAAAAAAATACCAGGCGCTATAAAATTTTACAAAGACAATGATCCGTTAGGTAAAAAATTAGTTGGTGTAAAAACTATAAATGGTGATATTGATTTTGACATGTTAAAAACAATGTTATCTGAAAATGAAATTAACATTATAATGAATGATTAAAAAAGGTCAGGTTTTTACATTAGATGAATTAGAACAAAAAATTGTACTAACAATTGCTACTGAAAGACAATTAAATAAAGAAAAAACAGGTTGGAATGGTTACCGTACAGTTGCAAAAACAAATGATGTTGAATTAAATAAAGTAGGTTTTGGTGCTGAATTTATATTTTGTAGAGAATTAAATTTATTTCCAGATTTTACTATTCTTAATACTAGTAAAACATTAGGAACAGATAAATATGATTGCATATATAAAAATTTTACTGTTGATGTAAAAGTAAATAGAAATGTAAAAAATCCTTTTATGATACCAGAATACGCTAAGACAAATTGTAATTTGTTTGCTCTTTTTGTTTGTAAATATCCTAAATATAGATTTGAGGGCTTTGCTACTAATCAAATGATATTTAAAAATAATAATTTAAGAATGACTAGAGTTAAAGCATTTGTATTAGAAAAAAAATTACTATTAGATTATGACGAATTAAAATTATAAATTTATAAAAACGATTAAAATGATTGACGAATTAAGTAACTTGGGAAATAAAATAAAAAAAACAATCTGGTGAATACAAAACAACATGTCCAAAATGTAGCCATACAAGAAAAAACAGGAAGGACAAGTGTTTATCTGTTAACATCACCAAAGGTATCTACAATTGTCATAATTGTGGCTGGTCAGGAACAGTCAAAAAGTTTTCTGCAAAACCTGACTATATTATACCAGTTAGAGAGAATATACAGATCAACACCCGCGTTTTAAACTGGTTTTCTGATCGTAAAATTTCTGAACCTACATTAATACATTGGAAAATAGGTGAATCACTAGAATACATGCCACAAGTAAATAAAAAAAGGCGTGTAATAAATTTTAACTACTACAGAGAAAATAAATTAGTAAATACAAAATTTAGAGATAGTGAAAAAAACTTTAAAATGGTTTCTGGTGCTGAATTAATATTTTATGGATTAGATAATATAAAAGAATTAGATACTGTTTACATTGTTGAGGGTGAAATTGATGCATTAAGTTTACATGAAGCGGGTTTATATAGTGTTTGTAGCGTACCAAATGGCGCTAGTAAAGGGAATCAAAAATTAGAATATCTGGATAATTGTTATAAATATTTTGAAAACAAAAAAACGATTGTTATTTGCACTGATAATGATGCACCAGGTTTGGCATTAAGAAATGAATTAGCTAGGCGATTTGGATTTTATAAATGTAAATATGTAGATTTTGGTGAATTTAAAGATGCAAATGATGTTTTGGTAAATGCTGACAAAGAAAGTTTGCGTAATATTATTTCTAATCATAAAAGTTTCCCGTTAGAGGGTATATTAAATATTGATAACATTTGGGATAGTGTGTTAAATTATAATGAAAATGGTTTAAAAAATTATTCAATTGGTATGGGTAATTCAGATAGTTATTTTAATCTAGCATTTGGCGAATGGACTGTTGTAACTGGAATACCTAATAGCGGTAAATCAGATATAGTAGATCAAATATGCTGTAATGTAGCTACTAAATATGGTTTTCGATGCGCTATGTTTGCGCCAGAATCATACCCTTATGAGGGCCACATAAAACGTATTGCAAATAAACTAAACGAAAAAATTTGTGATAATAATGATTTAAACAATACTAAAGATTTTATTGAAGAGCATTTTCATTGGGTTAAAATAGATTTGGAAAACTTGACGTTGAAGGGCATTTTAGATGCTTTTAAGCAACTTGTATTACAAAAAGGTGTAAATGTATGCGTGATTGATCCTTATAATATGTTAGACCATTCCGCGCAACGTGATTATTCTTATGTAGGTCGATTGCTTTCACAAATAACACAATTTTGTCAACAAACAAAAACACATTTATTTTTAGTTGCACACCCTAGAAAAATAGAATCAATTGAGGGTAAATATAGAAAACCAACCTTATATGATATTTCTGGATCGTCAGATTTTTTTAATAAATCATATAATGGTTTAATTGTATTTAGACAAATTGGTCAAAAATCTAAATATAAAAGTGACGTTGTAAGCGTATATGTAGAAAAAGTAAAGCGTAAAGAAAACGGTCAATTAGGTCAATTTGAGGTTGCACCCGATTTTGTTAATGGTGGCGTTTATAAGCATTTAACACGTGAAAACAAGAAATTTGAGGTTATAAAAGATAATAATATACCATTTTGAAATACCTCCCCAACAGGTTAAACTGAAAAAAAACTTTAAAAAAAAGTGAAAATATTTTTTTAATTTGAAATGTTGTTGTATATTTACATCAACAATAACAATAAAAATTAAAATTATGTCAGTATTATTATTAACAGAAAACGAATTAACAAAATTAAGTAATACATTAGCAAACAACAAAGAAGTTGTTGAATTCGCATCAAAAACAAACATTGCTAATGATAGAAAAAAGTATTCATTTGAAGACGCTAAAACAACAATCCAAAGAGCTGTTTGGTATGGTTACGTTGCTAACAGAACAGCTTACAATCTTCAGTATCAAGAAAATGAATTAATTAACTTTAACATGAAAGATTCAAACGAAGAATTCAATACACTTCAAGAAGCAATTGATGTTTTAGGTAGTTTGGTTTATAACATAGCTACTAATGACGGAAACGTTTTTTTAGCTGATGAATGGTCAAATCTTTTAAGAGATATTAAAAAAGAATTTAATGTTGAAGTTGAGGTTGAAATGCCTAATTACATTTACTAAAAATTAATTAACAAACAAAGACCCTCACAAATCGTGGGGGTTTTTTTATATTTACAATATGACTAAAAAGCATTATAAAGCGATTCAGTGGTGTTTTGCAAATAATATATATGTTAGTCCATTTCCAAAAAAATCAGGCATATATATTGAAATAAAAGAAAAAAATAAAAAGATAATTTCACCTGACCATTACAACCAAAAAGAACTACAATTGAAAATATGGGAATTATATTTGTATCTTTATGAAAAATATAATAATGGCTAAAAGGCAACAAAATCCGACACGTAAAAAAGCAATGATCAAAGCATTGGAAAAAACTTTTGGTGTTGTATCAACAGCTGCAACCATGATTGGATTAAACAGAAGCACACATTATGAGTGGTTAAATACTGATCCAGATTATAAACAAAAGGTTGAGGAATTAGAAAACCTTATGTTAGATTTTGCTGAAACTAATTTGCATCAACAAATTATGGAAGGCAATACAACAGCTACAATATTTTTATTAAAAACAAGAGGTAGAAAACGTGGTTATATAGAGCGTCAAAATATAGAAATGACAGCTGACGTTAATACAACTAAATTATCACCTGAAGCACAACAGAAAATTGACGATATTCTAAATGAAGAATATTAACGGACTTATTAAAGATAAATGCGAAGATTCTTTATTGTTTTTTACTAGGTATATTTTTAAAGAAAATACTGGTATAAAATTTGAAGTTGCTAACTTTCACATTCAATTAGCTAATACATTAGAGCAAGTATTTAATGGCGATATAAAGCGCTTAATAATTAATATACCGCCTAGATATGGTAAAACAGAAATTGCTGTTAAAATGTATATTAGTTGGTGTCTAGCTAAAAATCCAAAATCTAAATTTATTCATTTATCCTATTCAGATGCATTGGCATTAGATAATAGTTCAATGACTAGAGAATATATACTATCTGATGCGTTTCAAAAGATATGGCAATTACAACTAAAAAAAGATAGTCAAAGTAGAAAAAAATGGTACACAACGCAAGGCGGTGGTGTTTATGCTACGGCTAGTGGTGGTGCTATAACTGGATTTGGTGCTGGTAATGGTGGCGCTATAATCATTGATGATCC